TTTTATCACGTAGGGAATGCACTCAAATACTTAATGAGAGCGCCTAGAAAGAATGGTTTAGAAGATTTACAAAAAGCTAAGCAAAGTGTCGAGTTTGCGATTGAATGTTGGGAGTGATGGTATATGAATGTTCATTTTAGCAGTAAATCAAATGAATGGACTACACCACAACATTTATTTGATGAATTAAATCAAGAATTTAATTTCACTCTAGATCCATGTGCAACTGAAGAAAATGCTAAGTGTAGTAAACACTTCACTATTGAAGATGACGGTTTGAGTAAAGATTGGTCAAATGATGTTGTGTTCATGAACCCACCTTACGGCAGAGAAATAAAAAAATGGATCAAGAAAGCATATGAAGAAAGTTTGAATGGTGCAACGGTTGTTTGTTTGATACCAGCAAGAACAGACACAATGTACTGGCATGATTTTATTTTCGATAAAGCAGATGACATTAGATTTTTAAAAGGTCGCTTGAAGTTTGGAAATGGTAAAAATAGTGCGCCTTTTCCAAGTGCAATAGTTGTTTATAAATATAAGGAGGACTAACTATGATCTATTTAGGTGGCGACATGCTAAGTATAGGGCAACAGATACGTCGTGAGTGGGAAAAGCAAGAGTTACAACGATTAGGCTTTAAAGTCTATGCACCACATGACGATAAGGGCATCAATGATAAAGCTAATGCTAAGCAAGATAAATTAGCAGAACGTATTGTAGCTAATGATACAGAGGGTATGGAACGCAGTAACATTATGATATTCGATTACTTACCTCATGCACAAGGGACAATTTGCGAAATGGGGTACGCACAGCGCCTTAAAAAAGAAAGTGAGAAGGATATTAAGATTTATGTTCAATGTACTGACATTAGACAAGGGACAGGACATATTTCAGACGAGCAAGACCGAGCAGAGTTCAGTATCAATCAATATGTGTATGGCGTAATTATGGATATCACTGATAGTAGAGGTATTCAAACGTTTGATGAGATATGTGAGGAGTTAATCTTATGATACTATCCGACACAATCAACCAACGTTATCGCTACAACACACAAGGCAAGACACCTACACAGATACAACAGGAATTACGCAAGCTAGGTGTCAACGGCTTTGTGGTTAAGGTAGCAGGAAGTAGAGTGACGATGTTGGTAAGTGAGAACGATATTAAAAGGAATAGGGAGTGTGTAAGGAATGACAAAGATTAAACGTAAGGTAGAGATGACATTACCAGAATTAATTGAGTGGGCGTGGGAGAACGAAGTTAGTGACAAGGCTTTTTATAGCAATCTTGATGGTGGTTCTGTGTATTTCGATAAAATTCAAAATTTGTCGATAGAGCATGAAATTGCTATAAATGAAACTTTCACAGTCGAAATTGAAAAAGAAATCGACGAGGATACAGTTTTGCCTATGTTCATTGAAATTTTTACAGGTGTCGATGACGAAATTTTTATAGATTATCACGAGAATGAAAACATCAAGGAAGTACTTGAAATTAACTCTAGTCGCGCAAAAACTAAAACATTTAATTTAATTAATAACGACGGCACAATGACTTTAATTTGGAAGGACGGTGCTATGGTGGAATGACAGTAACATTATCACAAAAAAGTTATGACGCATTGCTTGATGACCTTGAGAAATTGCGTGAGCGTAATGCAGAGTTAGAAAGAAAATTAGATAAAGAAATTAAGTTGAGTTATGAAATAGAAAAGAATTTATATGATACGTCTAAAGAGCATGACGAACTCATCAATGATATGGCAGAAACGAAAAGAAAGGCAGAGGCGTTTGATGAGATAGATGATTTAATCGTTAACGGGACATTAAAAGATAGAGAGCCAAATGCAATATTTCAAAACATCTGTCATGTAATTATAAATTTAAAGGAGCGTGGTAGTGATGAGTGAACAAACTATACTCCTTGATGAAAATGACTTACTCAGTTTATTAAATGGTGGCAGTTTTCATACATTGGTCGGTAACCAAAAAGTAGTTATTAAGCAGTCGTTACTTAAACCAGCATTAGCACCTATGTTGAATTACCGATATCAAATAGTTGATACAAAAACAGAACGTGAACGTTTATCAAGAATGGTATCACATTCAATTAATTCAAATATTGGAGGAACAATAAATGAAAAACGTAATTAAATTTGTAGGTAAATCAATAATTAGAACAGTAGTCACTAGAATAGTTAAGGACTTAATTGCAGCATATAAATTTACAGAGTATGCAAAAAGAGAACAATCAAAAGAAGAACAAGCTTTTTTCAGAGCGTGTAACAGAATAGGAATGTCTGATATTCAAATATATCGTTTATCACAAATTATGGAAGAAGAAACGGAGAGAAAATAATGTCAATTTTACCAATTAAATTATTATCAGAAAATGCAATCTTGCCAACGAGAGCAAATCCAACAGATAGTGGATTAGATTTATATGTCGCAGAAGATACAACAATTCCAGCACATAGTACAGTCGTAGTACCAACACACATTGCAATTGATTTAGCATATGGATATGAGGCGCAAGTGAGACCACGTTCAGGTAATTCACTTAAAACTAAGTTACGTGTAGCGTTAGGTACAATCGATCACACTTATAACAAAGAAATTGGAATTATCACAGACAATATCGGTGATGAGGCAATCGTAGTTAAAGCAGGTACACGTTTAGCACAATTAGTCATTGCGCCAGTAATGTTACCAGAGCCAACGGAGGTGCAAGAGTTTGATGAAGAATCAGAACGTGGAGCATACGGAAGCACAGGGGAGTAAAGACATATTAGAAAAAGTGAAAGAGGTGCTGGGGAAGTGAGAGCTACATTCTGCGGTTTAATAGGAATGTTCATAATTTCATTATTATTTCAATTAGTAGGTACAGAAGTAAAAGATGAGTGGGATTATGGTTTCTTATTTTTAGTGTTTACGATATGTGCTATATCTCAATTAATTAAACAAGTTAAGGAGTGAGTGGGAATGGAAGATAATCAAAATGACAAGAAATATATTATTGAAATAAAGAGTGGCTTGTATGTATCAACAAATGCATTTGGAAATGTATATAGTTTCACTAAAAACATAGAAAAAGCTATTAAAACTTCTTATTTAGATAGTGCTATGGATATTGCAGAACGCTGCTATGGTACTGTCAAAGAATACAGAATGAAACATGAGATTTTAGAGGTTGTAGAATAATGCAATTCCTAATCAGAGGATTCAAAGATAGCACAGGTCATGTGCATGTAAATGTAGAACAACCTAGAGAGAATGAACGTATGACGTTGGTAGAGGCAGAGAGTAAGGAAGAAGCTAAGAAGAAAGTGAGTGAACGGAATGAGTGATTTCAAAATAATAACTTCAGAATTAATTAGCAAAGGCATTGAGTTTGAAATAGAAGATGACACCTTGATTGTTGGTGATTGTTCAGTAATCAATTATAGCGACGTGTATTTTTTAAAATTGTCCGGAGTTAATACTCAACAAGGGATTGCTGTTAAGCATCCTATAGTTATAGCAGATTTCTTATCTAGTTATTATTACTTATTAGAAGATCATAATAGTATCACTGTAAAAGATATTAATTTTAAAAGTGAGGTGCGTAGTAATGATTAAACGCATACTAAAAATATGGTTCATCATCGGAATGTATGAACTAAGCAAATATCTAACTAACGAACTTATCGTTAAGTTGCAGAGTGAAGATGATGTGGACGTGCCACAAGACTTTACACAAGATGATCATATTCATTTGAATGCGGAGGTTTCAGAGTGATGCAAATACCTTTAACTCAAGATTATATATTGGAAACCGAAGAAGGTCGATACTATAAAGATACTGTATCAATTTATGCAGGTAACAAAGTAACACATAAAATTCTTGAAACAACAACAGATGTATACAAAGCTGAACGGTTTAGTGATAGAAATGTAGCTTATGAATTATCTAAAGCGTACAACTTCAAAGTTTTAGCACTCAACACTTATTTAGAGGAAGTGAATTAGTATGTGGATAACAATATCAATAATTCTCGCAATAGCATTACTGATTGCATTAGGTAGTAACTCAATCTTGCGTAATGAATTAGATGCACTGAAATACACCAACGTATATCTCTTTAGTAAGTTTGTAAGAGAAAATGATATAGAAGATATTGAACGTGAGATTGAGAGAGCGAAGAAACAGTTTAAGTAATGGAGGTAATGTAATGGATAATATATTTAATATGGACGGTAGTAAAAAAGAAAGTGTTAATATTCAAAACCAAATATATGAATTGAAATCAACTTTCCCTTTAATACTTGAAGTGGCTAGATTGAAATCCCAATATCAACGTGAGAGATTAACAAGTTTAAGACAACAAGGTTTTACAGAAGAACAAGCCATAGAAATTATCAAAGTGGAACGCACACCTTTTGACCAACAATAAACAATGGAGGTAATCACTTGTACACACCAACGGAAGTGAAACAACTTATAATGGATTATCATTGGATGAGACGATTAATTGATCATCAAGTATATGAGTACGATAGTACATCAATCGGACAGTATGGTATTGAATCGGCTATGCCTAAAGCTAAAGGTGGTACAGGCGATAAGGTATTAGTAAGAGTGATACGCAATGATAAGGATAGACGTAAGACACAAGAGCTTATAGATAAAGTATCATTCATTGATGAGTATGAACATAAGATAACGAATGACAAGAACTATCATATACTTCAACTACTCAAACAAGGCGAGAAGATAAATACTATTGCTATGTTAATGAGAGTAGATAGAAAAGAAATATATAGAAAGCTAGATGTCATTGTGAATATATATATGAAGTCTCAAACTTAATGGGACAAATGTCACATATGCCACACATGACACACTATTATAAATAGTTTATTTAATTATATATACTTGAGTTAACACGATATGAATACACAGGCACATCACGTAGGTGGTGTGTCTTTTTGTTTGGAGTAATAGAGATGAGTAAAGCATATGCAGACTATATTGAACAACGTACAAAGAATAAAGGTTTCTACTCTAATGCTAAGTGGCGTAAGACAAGACTAAAAGTATTAGCAAGAGATCATTTTGAATGTGTGATGTGTAATGCAGAAGGTAGATTGACGATTAATCAAAAACAATCACTAGAAGTCGACCATATCAAAGAGTTAGAAATAAGACCTGATTTAGCATATGAACTTTCTAATTTAAGAACACTATGTAAATCTCATCACAACAAACGTCATGGGAGATTTGAACATAATCCAAACAATCGAAAAAATAAATTCAATGACGAACAGTGGTAAAACAAAATTGTATAAAAATATTATTTAATTAAAATAAATAAAGTGTAAAAAGTGTCAAATACCCCCCACCTAAATAAATCGCACCACAAAAGGCTTCGCGGAAACCGGCGCTTGGGTCAACTTCGCAGATTTACTTCTCGAAACCATACATTAGGGGACTTGACAAACCGAAAATCATTAAAAATAAATTTTGCAGAAAGGGGGAGGGACTTTGAAAAATGACAAGTATTTAAAAGACAAGCTAACTAAAAATCAAATTAAAAAGATTAATGAGACAGAAGATTATTTAACGAGTCAAATTGATAAAGAAAATAATGTTGAAGTTGAAAAAGTTGAGCGATATATCAACTTATTAAGACTATTCTATGCTTTGGATGTATACATTGAGCAGTCAGGACCGATAACAATTGTTAAAAACGCAAGTCAAGAATTTGTGAAAGCTAATCCAGCTATTGCAGAAAAGAATAAAGTGAGTGGCTCGTTGTTAGCTTTAGAAAAATCATTCCATTTAGATAAAAAAGCCGAAGAAAGACGCAGACAAGAACAAGCGAAAGGACCTGATTTAACATGAAGATACCCAAACATGTTACAGACTATATAGAAAAATATAAATCAGGCAACGTAATTTTTAATGATGAACGTGCAGATCTTGTTTCTTTCCTTGAAGATAACATCTTACATCGTGATGATTTATATTTTGATAATCAAAAAATAGAAGATTACATCAAATTTAGTGAGAAATGGTTTTTCAAGCTACAGGATTTTCAAAAATTCATTTCATGTTTTGTTTTCTTATACGAGAACGATACCAAGACACCTTACTTTTCAGAGTTTTTCATTTCAATGGCTCGTGGTGGCGGTAAAAATGGATATATTAGTACGTTAGCAGCGTTCTTCATGACACCATTGCACGGTATTCCTAAATATAATATGTCGGTTGTAGCTAATAGTGAGAAACAAGCATTGGTTAGCTTTAGAGAAATATACGATATGGTGGAAAGCAACAATTTATATGTTACTGGTGAACGACCTAACAACCCTTTTTACTTAAGTAAAGTCGCGGTTGAAGGTATTGAGACTAAATCACAATTCTTATTTGATACGTCTAATGAGAAAACAAAAGATGGTGCTCGTGAAGGTTGTATCTTTTTTGATGAAGTGCATGCCTACGAGAAAGACTCAATCATCAACATCAAACGAAGTGGCTTAGGTAAAGTCGCACATCCTAGAACATTTTATATCGGAACTGATGGCTATGTTAGAGAAGGTTTTTTAGATAGATTAAAAGAACGTGCAGATAATGTGTTAAAAGGTATAAGTCCTGAAGATAGATTATTCCCGTTCATTTGCAAAATTGATGATAAGGAAGAAGTTGATAAGCCTGAAATGTGGGAAAAAGCTAATCCAATGTTTGAACAACCACGAAGTGAATATGGTAGTCAATTATTCAAAGAAGTACATCAACAATATTTAGGACTTCAATTTAATCCATCTAACCGACCTGAATTTATGACTAAGAGAATGAATATGCCTGAAACAGACTCTCAAAGTGTGGTAGCGCCTTGGGATGACATCATGGCAACTAATCGACCAATACCACCACTTGAAAATAATGAATGCATTGGTGGCCTTGACTACGCAAGTTTAAAAGACTTTGCAGCAGTTGGTTTGTTATTTAGATCGGGTGAGGATTATATTTGGAAAACTCATTCATTCGCAAGAAAAGAGTTCTTGGATAAGTACAAATTGAAACCACCTATTCATGAATGGGAAAAGAAAGGCTTGCTCACAATTGTAGATGAGCCGACTATCAACCCTAAACACATCATCGATTGGTTCAGTGAAGCACAAAAAAGTTACGGTTTACAAAAGGTAGTAGCTGATAACTTCAGAATGGACTTGCTTAGACCATTATTTGAAGACGCAGGTATTGAATATGAAGTGATTAAAAATACTCGAGCAATTCAATCATTACTTGCACCTAGAATTGAAGACATGTTTGCGCAACATCATATTATCTTTGGGGATAATCCATTGATGAGATGGTATACGCAGAACGTGGCCGTCAAAATACGTAAAGATGGCAACAAAGAATATGAAAAGAAAGAGCCGATAAGACGTAAAACTGACGGTTTCCAAGCCTTAGTACATGCATTGTACCGTGCAGATGATTTGAAAGATTCTAATTTAGAAGAAGAAATCAATCTATTAAGTGGTTTGAGATTTTAACTGAAGGGAGGTTAGAAAATGGGACTATTTGATAGTGTGTTTAAAAGACATTCTGAATTATCTTGGATGTACGATCTTGAGTTTCTTCAAGATAAAAGTAAAAAAACTTACCTAAAACAAATTGCTTTAAATACCGTTGTTGAAATGGTTGCTAGAACTATATCACAAAGTGAATTTAGAGTGATGACGGGGAACAAGCGAGAAAAAGATGACCTGCATTACAAGTTGAATGTTCATCCTAACAAAAATCAAAATGCAGTCGATTTTTGGCAAAAGTTTATTTATAAGTTAATTATGGATAATGAAGTACTTGTTGTTAAAAATGATGATGGGTACTTTTTTGTTGCCGATGACTTCGTGAAGGAAGATGAAATGGGTTTATATCCACATAAATTCACAAATGTTATGGTTAATAATTTCGAATTTAAACGTGTATTTTCGATGGATGATGTAATATATCTCAATTATAGTAATGAGAAACTCGAACAGTATTCTTTGGGGCTATTTGAAGATTATGGTGAAATATTTGGTCGTATGATTGACCTGCAATTGATGAATAATCAAGTAAGAGGCGTCCTAAATATCGATACCACTCAATTCAAAGCCGAAGGTGGAAGAGAAAAACTGCAAGGGTATATAGATATGATGTTTGAGGCGTTTAAAAACAATTCTATTGCTATCGCACCACTTACAAAAGGTTTAGATTATGAAGAACATTCGAGTAAAGGCGCGTCACAGGGTTCGCAAGAATTTAAAGAACTAGAAGAACTAAAACGTACTATATTAACAGATATCGCAAGAATGATAGGTGTACCACCTTCTCTTGTTATAGGTGAAATGGCAGATTTAGATAAAGCTATTGATTCATATTTGAAATTCTGTATCAATCCAATGCTTAGAAAAATCGAAGCAGAATTAAACGCAAAATTCTTCTATGAAGATGAATACTTAAATCAAGATAAACATATTAAAGTAGTAGGTATTGATAAGCGAGACCCACTACAAATGTCTGAATCTATTGATAAATTAGTTTCTTCTGGTACATTTACTCGAAACCAAGTTCGTATTATGACAGGAGAAGACCCTGCCAACGACCCAGAACTCGATAAATTTATCATTACGAAAAATCTCCAAAGTGCAGATGCGTTTAAAGGAGGTGAGACTAATGCAAGTGGACAAGAGTAAAGGCTTTTTCAATGTTAAGAAAACGTCACCCACATCAGCAAGTATAGATATGTATGGTGAAATTGTAGATGAACGTATGAATGATGTTGAAACAAGCGCGGTATCGTTTAAACAAGCCTTAAAAGACTTAGACGATGTTGAAAATATTACCCTAAATATCAACTCTCCAGGTGGTTCAGTTTTTAGTGGTATAGCTATCTACAATATGATTAAAAATCATAAGTCGCATATTACTGCCAATGTACAAGGTTTAGCTGCAAGTATAGCTACGGTTATTGCTATGGGAGCTGATAAAGTTGTAATGCCGTCCAATAGTATGATGATGATTCATAATGCGTGGACGATCGCAATGGGTAATGCCAATGATTTAAGAAAACATGCAGATGACTTGGATAAAATTAATAATACTGTATTCAATAGCTATGTTGCTAAAAACCCTGATATTGATCATGCGCTTCTTCAAAAGATGCTAGACGAAGAAACATGGTTAAGTGCCGAAGAATGTAAAGACTTAGGACTTATTGATGAAATTCAGAATGCAACCCCAATAGCAGCAAAAATCTCACCGGAAATGGAGGCACAGTTTAAGAATATGCCAAACAAATTTAAACATTACAATGTGGACAATTTACCGCAAGAACAAGATACACCGCCACAAGAAGAAAAGAAACCTGAGGAAAAGGGTATCGACGCTAAAGTCGTTAATGACAAATTAGATGATATTTTCACTTTATTAAAAGATGTTGCAAAGAGTGTGGTCAAGGATGACTCAAAACAAGAAGATAATCCACCAAAACCGCCAGAGCAACCACTAAATAACAAATTTAATCGATTTACATTTTAACTAGCTTCTCGTGAGTAACGGGAGGCTATTTTTAATGTTTAAAATTAAGGAGGAAATAAAAATATGGCAGACATGAAACAAAATGAGCAAAAGCTCAAAAACTATCATGAGCACAAGCAAAAATTTGCTAATTTAGTACAAAATGGTGCAAGTGATGAAGAACAATCAAAAGCATTTGGTGCTATGTTTGACGCATTATCAAATGATTTACAAGAAGAAATCGAGAATAGAGTAAACAACCGTGTTGTAGATAATGGAATCTTAGCAAAACGTTCTCAAGACCCATTAACGTCTGAAGAACGTAAATTCTTCAACGAAATTAATTATGAAGTGGGATATACAGACGACAAAATCTTACCTGAAACAGTGGTTGAACGCGTGTTTGATGATCTACAGAAAGAACATCCGTTATTATCTAAAATCAATTTCCAAAATGCAGGAATTAAAACCCGTGTAATTAAAGCGGACCCAGCAGGTCAAGCGGTATGGGGTAAAATCTTTGGAGAAATTAAAGGCCAATTAGATGCTGCATTCCGTGAAGAAGACTTTACTCAATACAAACTGACTTGTTTTGTAGTTTTACCGGATGACTTATCAATCTTTGGTCCTAACTGGATTGAACGTTTTGTACGTACTCAAATTCAAGAGGCTATTTCAGTAGCATTAGAAGCTGCAGTTATCAATGGTGGTGGCGCGTCTAAATTACAACCTGTTGGTTTAATGAAAGACATCAACACAGATAATGGCGCAGTTACGGACAAGAAAGCTTTAGGAACTTTAACATTTGCTGACGCGGATACTACTGTATTAGAACTAAAAGATGTGTTGAAAAACTTATCTGTCGATGCTAGAGGTAAAAAATTAAAAATTGATGGTAAAGTAACATTAGTTGTAAACCCTCAAGACGAGTGGGATATCCAAGCACGTTACACGTACTTAACAGCTAACGGTGGTTTTGTAACGGTATTACCTTATAACGTATCTGTTGTTGCTTCAGAATTCGTTCCTGAAAAGAAATTAGTTGCTTTTGTTACTGATCGTTATGACGCAGTTCGTGGAGGTGGTTTAACAGTGAAGAAATTTAATGAAACTCTAGCTTTAGAAGATGCAGTATTATTCACTGCTAAAACATTCGCATACGGTCAACCAGCAGATAACAAAGCTTCTGCAGTTTATGATTTAAAAGTGGCTAATGGTCCTAAATCACAAACAGCTGCAGGCGGTACAACTGATGGAAGAGCGGAAGCGTAATAAATGAGGTGATGTAAGTGGAAAACATCACAGATGATTTGCTAATTGAATTTAAACAATACACCAAAATCTCACATGACACAGAAGACGAGTATTTAAAAAATCTTTTAAAGAAGTCATACAGTAATCTAGTGTCGAGATTTGGTGAGTTTGATATATATGAAAATTTAGAAGGTCAAGACTTAGTATTTGCCAGATCACGTTATGCTTATGAAGATTTGCTTGAGTATTTTAATGATAATTACCAGGATGATTTAATTAGTTTTGGTCTGAATAATGTGATTGGAAGTGTTAACAATGAAAATAACATTTAAAAAACCTTTCATTACTACTAAAAAATTAAATACTCGTGTTCATTTTTATTCATATCAAGAGAATGTAGGACCTGAAGCTGGTGTCAAACGTAAAGTTAAACTCTACAGTTGTTGGGGCTATGTACCCCAATGGAAAATGACTGAACTTCAACAAGCTATATCAAATGGAACTGAGCACGACGTTAAAATCTTTATAAGAGAAACCCATGGTCAGTACGTTCCGAATGAAAAGCATTACGTTGAAATAGAGTCGCCATATATTCATCAAGATTTGAATATTAAGTTAGTACAACCTGATGTAGAGAACGAACAATTTTTAATGCTAACTGCAGGGGTGGTAGCTAATGGCGAGTAAAAACTTTTCAGGCATTCGTGCAGAAGGGTTAGATGAATTGCAAAAAGAACTTGATAGACGTTTTAATCGTAAACGTATTACACAGATTATTGATGATGCGCTTTTAGAAGCGGGTCAAATAGTTTTAGATGCGATTAAAGCGAATATCCGATATTTCAGAGACACAGGTGCCGAATATGCAGAAGCTAAAATCTCAAAACCTTATTGGGATAAAGGTGTGCGCTCTGTCCGTATTTATTGGGAAGGACCACATCATAGATATTCTATTGTTCATTTAAACGAGAAAGGCTTTCACGCTAGAAATGGTAAGTTTATTCGACCTAAAGGCTTTGGGGCGATTGAAAAAGCACTACGTTCTGCAGAAGTTGCGTTTTATAAAAAAGTACAGGAAGAAGTTGAAAAGTTATTATGATTGATATTTTAAATACAATTTATAGCGTCTTAAAAAATGACGAAAAACTAATGAAGTTACTCAATGTTAATAACATCAAATTCAACGATTATCCTGATGTTAAGGATATTGCGCAACCTTATGTAGTGCTTGATGATTTTGATGATCCTATACCGGAATTACATTATGACGGAGACCGAGTAGCTTATAACTACATTGTTCAAATTGATGTTTTTGTTAAAGCAAATGATAAATACAATGCAAGATTACGAAGAAATGAAATATCACAACGTATCAGTGACTTGCTCTGGAAAGAATTGAAAGCAGGGCAAACAAGTAATTTAGGTAATGAATATGATAAACAGTTCGCTTTATATCGTTCAACTAGGCGGTATGAGGCGATTTTTTATGAGGAGGAAAATTAAATGGTCAAATATGCAAAAACACCAAAAGCTTTTATTAATATTAAAGATTTAGGTTTCGCTTTATTAGATACAGATGAGCAAGATAATGTTAAATACACAAACGTAACTCAAACTCGTGGGTTACAAGAGATTTCAGTTGAAACAGGTGGAGAAACAGTAAACGCTTATGCAGATGGTACTATTATTGAATCTGGTACAACTGATGGCGAAGGTAAAATCTCAATGACAATGCATGCATTCCCACAATCTATCCGTGAGTTAATTTTCAATGAAATTTATGATGAGAATGGTGTATTCCAAGAAATTAAAGGTAAACAAAATAAATATGTTGCAGTTTGGTTCAAACGTGAACGTCGTGATGGAACTTTCCAAATGGTTGGTTTAACTAAAGTGTTATTCGGAGATCCAAACTTAGAAGGTAAAACTGCAGAAGATGATTGGGAATTCAGTTCAGAAGAATCAGAAGGTACTGCAATGCACCGTATCAATGATGACGTACGTAAAATCTTATTCGATAGCGCACGTGAAGGTGCCAAAGTAGATTCATTCTTTGAAAAATTATTAAAAGGTGCTTACGACGAAAAAGTTGAAACAAGTGCTGGTACTGCATCAGCTTAAAAGGGAGTTTTGACTTATGGCTAAATTTAAAGTTTTAAAAGATGCAATTAATTTAAAAAACGATAAAGAGTATCGTAAAGACGAAGTTGTGGAAGAGAAAGTTAAAGATATCAACGACTTTGAAAAGCGTTTGAAAAATAAAGGGTATGAATTACCGTTTTTTGAACGCATTGAAGAAGAATAGTAAAGCTTAGGACGGTGTAAGAGCCGTCCTTTTATTTCGAAATAAAAAGGAGTTTTTTAGACATGTCAAACAAATTAAAACGTAATTATATTAGATTAGTAGAAAATCCTGAAGCAGAAGAAATTAAATTAGAAACTTATTTAACACCTCATTTCATTCCATTAGATGTATTATATGAAGCAACTGACGTAATGTCAGAATTAGAACAAGCTGAAAATGGAGAAATCGAATTATCATTCAAAGATCAATTAGATAAATTAATTGATGTAGTTGTAAAAATTTATGGTGGACAATTTGCAGCTAAAGATATTAGAACACGTTTGCATGCACCTGATGCTATCCCAACTTTACAAAAACAAGTTGAGTTTATAGCAAACGGCCAACAAGATGAAGAGACAAAAAAGTTTATTCAGAGCATCAGTTAAATAAAATAAAAGACGAAGATTTAACGTATCGTGGCATGAAAAAGAACTTGGACAAAGTTGTAAAACAGATGATTGAGAACGGCACACCGGCCGATCAAGTACTCAAGATGCCATTTTATTATATACTTCAAATTTTAGATGAACGTCATCTAAATACTGTTGATACTGATGATAGAGCAGATGCGTTATTTACAGCCTTATAGCCTTAGTTATCAACACTAAGGCTTATTTTTTATACCTAAAATAAGAAAGGAGTGACAATGAGTGGCGGAATCAAGATTTAAAGGCATGTCCATATTAATGAATATGCGTGATGTTGGTATTGATAGGACTATGAAACAGATACGAAGTCAGTTTAAAACCTTAGATACTGAAATGCGTCGTTCTAATGCTAACTTTAAAAACTCTGAAAAATCTATGCAGTCTTTCCAAACAAGAACCAAAGAGTTAAATAAAGCGATTGACGTGACTGAAAATTCAATGAAAGATATCTCAAGTCAATTGAAAAAAATGACTCTAGAAGAGCAACGTACAAGTGTGGAAGCAGAGAAGTTACGTCAAGAATACAGTAAGCAGCATAGAGCATTACAAATGTATCAACGTCAATTAAACTCTACGCAATCCGAAATGAAACAATTTAGTACAACTTCTAAGCAAACATTGTTCTCAATGGAAAAAATAAATACTGTGTTAGGTACAATGAAACGTCAATTGAATATCGCAAACATGGCTTTTCAAAGTGCAGAAAAATCAACTACAAGTTATAAAAACTATTTAACTCAGTTAAACACAGTTATTCAAAAGCATCAAAACACGATTAGAGTTTTAGAAAGTCGTTATCAAAAAGTAGTACGAGAACAAGGTGTTATGAGTAAAGAAGCTCTTGAATTGAAAGAGAAGATTTTGCAAGAGAAAAACTCTTTAAATCAATTAGACAATCAGTATAAAAAGACTACTGCAGAAGCTAAGCGATTCTCGTTTGAACAAAAAACACTAACTTCGTCTATGTCTGAAATCAGAGCGAAGATGACGCAGTTATCCCAATCGCTATCTATCAGTGCTAACAAATTTAAGTTAAGTGGACAAACTGCACAGGCTTATAAAGCACGCATAGCCGAACTAAATAATGGCATGAAGCAACAACAACTCATTGTTCAAAATTTATCTAGACAATATGACTATGCTAAAAAGCAATATGGTGCTACAAGTCAAGAAGCGCAACAGTTGAATGCTAAATTAACTGAAGAACGTGTGAAGTTAAAAGAGTTAAACGGTCAACTTACACAAACTACACAAGCGCATAATCGACTTGAAATGGAACAAAAGCAAGGTATCTCATCTATGTCTCAAATAAGAGCAAAGATGACACAATTTAATGATACTCTATCTCTATCAAGAAGTAATCTTGCGCGTGCAGGCGAAAGTGTTAAAGCTTATAAAGTTCATTTAGACACTTTAAGTGGAAACTTAACTAAACAACGAACAGTATTGCGTGAATTAAGTGCTCAATATAAACATGTTGTTAATGCGCAAGGTGAAAACAGTCAAGAAGCACGAGAATTGGCCAGTGCTATTACACAACAAAAAATCAAGATGAATGAACTTGAAACCGAAATTGATGAAACAACTCAAAGCTATAAACGGTTGGCACAAGAGCAAAAACAGGCTCAATATTTGAGTGGTTCAGGATTTGGTAAAGGTATTCAAACAGTAAACAAGTACAAAGATTCGATTAATAACGTAGGATCATCAATGCGTAACGTTGGTTCAAACATGTCAATGTACTTCACATTGCCAGTTGTAGCTGGTTTTGGTGCTGCAATTAAAACGGGTGCAGACTTTGAAGGCCAAATGTCACGAGTTGGTGCTATTGCGGGTTCTTCTAAATCGCAATTAAAAGCTATGAGTGACCAAGCAGTTGATTTAGGTGCTAAAACATCACTTTCTGCTTCAGAAGTAGCGAAAGGTATGGAAGAATTAGCAGCATTAGGTATGAATACTAACCAAATCATGAAAGCTATGCCTGGTGTTATCAGTGCAGCAGAAGCAAGTGGTTCAGATTTAGCGACAACTGCAACAATTATGGCATCATCTTTAAACTCATTTAACTTAAAAGCTTCTGATTCAGGTCATGTAGCCGACTTATTAGCAACTGCAGCTAATGACAGTGCAGCGGACGTTCAGTATATGGGAGATGCACTTAAATATGCGGGTACACCTGCACATTCTTTAGGTGTTACTTTAGAAGATACTTCTGCAGCAATCGAAGTTATGAGTAATAGTGGGCTTGAAGGCTCACAAGCTGGTACTGCTTTACGTGCATCCTTTATAAAATTAGCAAAACCTTCTGCTCAATCACAAAAAGCTATTGATAAATTAGGCATTTCTTTATCAAATTCTAAAGGTGAATTTGTTGGTATGCCTAATTTGATAGGTCAGTTTAAAGATGCCTTGCAAGGAATGACTAAAGATCAAAAACTTGCATATGTAGCACAAATTGTTGGTACAGAAGCAGCAAGTGGTTTCTTAGCATTGATTGACGCAGGTCCAGCTAAACTTAAAAAGTATAGCGACTCATTGAAAAACTCAAATGGTGCATCAAAAGAAGCGGCCGATAAGATGAAAGATAATTTAAAAGGGTCGCTTGAACAATTAGGTGGTGCTTTTGAATCACTAGGTATTACAATTGGAACTGCATTTGCACCAGTATTAAGAGGATTAGCTAAAGCGGTAACCTTCTTAGTAGAGAAGTTCAACAACATGCCAACACCATTGATTGTTTTAACTACGATATTTGTTGGTTTAGGTGCTGCAATAGGACCTTTACTGGTACTAACTGGAATACTAGCACATAGTATTGTTGGTATCTCAGAAGCTGTTGAAGTATTAACAGCTACAGAAGGTGGACAAGCCTTTTTTACTAAATTTGGTGCGAATATTAAAGGTATTCTACCTAAAATTGGTGGGTTGATTACTAAGATACCTTTAATAGGCGGACTAATGACTGCATTAACAGGACCAATAGGGATAGCAGTTGCAGCTATAGCTGCAATAGGTGTAGCATTTGTGGTTGCCTATAAAAAATCAGAGACGTTTAGAAATATCGTTAATGCCGTAATTAATCCGGTTAAAAATGCGTTTATTGGATTATGGAATATTATTAAACAATTTGGCGCAGGTATTAAAGCAGTCTTTAGTGGAAACACTGGTGAAGGGTTAAATATTTTCAAAAAAATACTACCTGATGAAGCAGCTCGACAATTCACTTCAACGTTGCTAATGATACGTGGTGCTTATAATGATTTTGTTAACTTCATTAAAAGTATCTCAATAGCAGTTGGCGCTTACTTCAAAGCTTTCTGGAAAGAAAACGGAGATAGCATTATTGCAGCTTTCCAAATCGTGAAAGCAACTGTATCAATAGTTTTAAGCACGTTGTATAACGCTATAATTAAGCCTATTTTAGGTGCTATTAAAACAAGCTTTAGTATTGTATTTAATGGGCTTAAACAGATAGTAATTAATGTATTTACATCAATTCGAATGGTTGTACAAGGTGGACTTAATGTTATTCGTGGTATTATCAACATCTTTAAAGGTTTGTTTACAGGCGATTTCTCATTAATGTGGCAAGGTATTAAACAAGTCTTTTCGGGTGCATTACAAGTCATTGCCGGTATTCTTAGATTTGCCCTAGGTAATTTAGTGATTATTGCTAAGACGTTAGGTGCTTTATTAATCAATGCATTCCGTGCAATTTGGACAGTGATTAAAAATGTAATCACATTAAGTGTTAGAGTTTCAGTTACTGTGGTTAAAGCATTATTTACTGGAATGAAAAATGCGGTTATCGCAATTTTTACAGGTTTAAAAAATCTATCCATTGCAATTTGGAATGGTTTGAAAAATGGTGTGATAGCGATAGTACGCGGTTTTGTTCTGATTGCTAAAAATAACTTTGCAATTTTAAGAGCCTTTTTAGCAACATTATGGAATGTGATAAAAGCAACGGCTATTAGAATTTGGACTGCATTGAAAAATGGTGTAATTGCAATTATTCGTGCTTGGATTGCTACAAGTAAAGCAACATTTAATAGCTTAAAAAACTTCCTAGTAAATCTGTGGAATTTTATCAAAAATACAACATTAAGAATTTGGCGAGCTATAAAAAATGGTGTTGTAAATACTATTAAATTAATGAGCACTAGTGTCCGCAAAACTATAACTACTTTAAAAGCTTGGATGATTGCAAGTTGGAACTTTATTAAAAATAGAGTAGTGGCGCTTGCTAAAGGTCTGTACACGGGTGTAAAAAAAGCGTTCTCTAGTTTATGGTCTAGTACGAAAAATATTTTTTCTAAATTGAAAAACTGGTTAGTAAATACTTGGCGTTCACTGAAAAATAGCGTTGTAAAATTAGCTAAATCTTTATACTCAAGTGTTAAAAATACATTTAATAATCTGTGGTCTAGTACTAAGAATATCTTTAGCAAATTAAAAAATTGGTTAGTTAACACTTGGCGATCTATTAAAAATAAAGTGACTGATTTAGCAAAATCTTTATGGAGTGGCGTTAAAGGTACTTGGAATAGTTTATCAAATGGAACGCGTAATATTTTTAACAAAGTTAAAAGTTTTATGTCTAACACTTGGCGTAGTATCAAGAATACAACGATTAATATGGCTAAAGGTTTATGGAATAGTGTTCGAAGAACATTCAATAATATGAATGGTGGACTTAAAAACATTATTGGAAAAATCAAAGGTCATATTACTGGAATGGTTAAAGCTGTAAAAAGCGGATTGAATAAACTTATCGATGGCGTTAACTGGGTAGCTGGAAAATTAGATATGCCTAAGTTGCCTAAAATAAAACTCTCTACTGGTACTGAAAGCACTCATACTCAAAGTTATATTACGAAAGGTAAACTTAATCGTAATACTTTAGCTACCGTTGGAGATAAAGGTCCTGGCAATGGTCCAGGTGGTTTTAGACATGAAACAGTCATTCCACCTAGCGGTAAAGCTTTCATCACACCAGCTACAGATACAACAATTCCACTTGCCAAAGGAACTCGTATTTTAAATGGCGAGCAAACTCATGCTATGTTGAGTAATAATATGGTTCCTAAATTCAGTATAGGTACCAAGTTAAAAGACTTTGCAATGAATACCTTTGATAGCGGTAAAAAAGCTATTAAAGGCGGTATAGATAAAGTAAAAGATGCTGGTGGTACTGTAAAAAATACAGTAAAAAATACTGCTGCAAAAGGAATAGCTAAAGGTATAGAAGTTACTGAAAAAGCAAAAGATGTTGGCAGCGCTGTAATTAAAGGTATAGGAGATGTGTTTGATTATATCGGTCATCCAGGTAAGTTAGTCAACAAAATTTTCGAAAAAGTAGGATTTAATTTCGATTTTCTTAAAGGTGCTGAATTGCCTTACATGTTAATGCAAGGTGCTTATAAAAAGCTTAAAAATGGTGTTAAATCTTTATTCGATGGTTGGCTAAACGATGCAGGCGGTGGAGATGGCTCATCATTTACTGGCTATCATATTAATACAGGATATTATCCTAATGGTGGCGCACCGGGTTATGGATTTGCTGGGGGACATCACTATGGTATTGACTTCGGTACTCCATATGGCACTACCATTAATTCTACAAATGATGGTAATTTAAAAGAAATTCACAACTTCGGTGGTGGACTTGTAGCGCGTCTTTTAACAGGTCAGTTTACTTTATTTTTCATGCATTTATCTAAAATTTTAAAGCATGGAAAAGTAAAAGCAGGAGAACCTATTGCAAAAACTGGTAACAGTGGTAACTGGACGACTGGACCTCACTTACATTTCCAAGTCGAAAAAGGTCGCCACGATACAATTACAAACGCGAATACAGTTAATCCACTTAAATGGCTTAAAGGACATGCAAAAAGTGGTGGAAGCGCGCCTAAAGCAGGTATTAAGTGGGCGCCTCAAATTAAACAAGCTTTACGTATGAACGGTTTACCAACGTCATCAGCATATGTTAATGCATGGGCTAGACAAATAGATAGTGAAAGTAGTGGTAATCCTAGAGCTGTACAAGGTGGATATGTCGATGCTAATACAGGAGGAAATGAGGCCAAAGGTTTAGTTCAAGTTGCTAGAAATACATTTAATTCAATGAAGTTTCCAGGTCATGGCAACATATTTAACCCGTTAGATAACTTGCTAGCTGGTATTCATTGGGCAAAAGTTAGATATGGCAAATCAGGAATGTTATCTGTAATAGGTCATGGTCATGGTTACGCCACAGGTGGCTTAATCAAGAATGCAGGTTGGTATAATATCGCAGAAGGTGGTTATCCAGAGTGGATAATTCCAACTGATCCAGCTAGACGTAGTGACGCTATGAAAATGCTAGCACTTGCAGCACAAGACATTGATAAAAAAAGTAATACAAGAGGTAATAAACGACCTAATTCATTGCCAAAACCAAGTGGAAGTAATGATAATGATTTGTTGTTGCAAATGCTACAGGCACAACAACAACAAATCGCTTTATTAACTCAAATTGTAACAAGTAATCAAACGATTGCAGATAAAAACTTTGAACCAACGATTGATAAATATACACATGAACAACAAGTTTTTAATTCTATTGATAAATACAATAGACAAAAACAAAGAAAATCAAGATTTAAACCAGGGGAGGTAACATAATTGATTGATACTATAAAAGTTAATAATAAAACACTTCCATGGTTAGTAGTTGAAAGAGGGTTTAAAATACCCTCTTTTAATTTTGGTATTGAAACTGAAGAAGTATTAGGTAGAAGTGGAAGTGTAGTTAAACAAAGACAACTTAAAGAATATAAATTCGAACTTCCATTAATTATTAGAAACGATTATCTTTCATCAGGTGGCGTGAAAACGCATGATGAAGTATTAAATGATTTAGTTAAGCTGTTTGATTATGACCATGCTGTACCTTTACAGTTTAAATCACAAGATTGGTACTGGAACGCTTACTTTGAAGGACCAATTGAGTTAGATAAATACAGTGAAACGTTTTGGCAATTCAGTATTAATGTAGTTTTAGCTGATCCATACAAATACGCAGTCGAAGGTACTAAAAACACAGCTATTTCTGACCAAGTTTCTGTTGTAAGTACAGGAACAGCCGATAGTCCTATCATTGTGCAAGCAACAGCATTAAAGAATGCGAGTTACTTCTCTATCACTAAGAATAATGAAGATTATTTTATGATAGGTGATGATGATTTAGATAAGAAAGTCGAAGATTATACACCAACTTTATTTAATGATGAGATGCGTTCTTTCTTTGGATGGACTAAAGTCACTAACGGTACTATTAACGACAATGTAACTGGCGGAACAGTTGGTGGTGCTATGACAATGAGTTCTTCAAAAGACGCTTTTATGCTCAATGAAAGTAGTATTACAAGTACAAGTGGATGGAATGGTGCAGAATATAAGCACTCATTCGGTAAAAGTACTCAAGATTTTAGTTCGACAGTTAAAATACATGTTAACCAAAGTAAAAAAGGTGCAACACATGCAACACAGTATGTATATGATACAGATAACCGTGTGATTGCTTCTATTGGTTATAGCAACCCTAGAGCAACGCAAAATATAGGAACAATCTATGTGACACTGTTCGACCAAAACGGTAATCAAAAGAAGATATACAGTTATACAAACGCACCTAAGTTTTACACATGGAAACATATAGTAATTTATATGCGTTTAAAACGTATCGGAAATAAGTTCTATATAAAAACATGGAAATACGATGAAGTGGACTATCCTAAACGAATTACTCCAGTAGATGTGACAGAAAAAGTATTTATTGATAGTGGGAACTTCTATCAACGACCTATATCAGCAGTAAGTATCTATATTGCTAAAAATGGCAACAATTATCATATGCCAACAACAATTTTAGGTAGTTATAATCATGAGATTTTACCTAAACCACCTAAAGCAAGAGATTTAATCATTAAAAAAGGTGACTTGATTAATATCAATATGGAAGAAAAAACAGTAACAATTAACGAAGAACCTGCACTCGATTTAAAAACATTCGGTAGTGACTTTTTCAACATAAATAAAGGCATGAATGAATGCATTATTTATCCTGAAAACACATATGACACGACAGTATATTGGCAAGATAGATATTTATAGATTGGAGGTTAGATAGTGAAGAATGTAGGAATACATGTACTTGACTTTAATGACAATATTATTGATTTCATTAGTCAAAGTGATGGCGCATTGATTAATGCTGAAATGAGTATGAATGTAGAAGAAAAAACAGAAACCTTTGATTTTACGATTGAAAATACTCGAGCAGAGAAACTGAGAGAACGTAATCGTATTATCGCTCAAGACAATAACGGTACATTCAGAGAGTTTATTATTATTCACGTTGCAGATAACTTTGACGGTACAACTGAAATAGAATGTAATGCAAGTTACTTAGAAGATTTGAAAACAGCAAAACCTGTTAAACCTGGTAAGTTTGAAGCACATACAACAACACAAGCATTGCTTAAAACACTTGCTGATACAGGTTGGGAAGTATCTGATGATACAGAATATGGTGGCAATAGAACAACGTCATGGACTTCTCATACTAATCCGTTTGATTTAATTTACATGCTTTGTACTACTTACGACATGGTCCCTAGTTTTTATATTGAACTAGGCGCACATACTGTTGAACATCGTTATGTATCAATCACTAAACCTAAAAACTTATTCAAAGGTAAGGAAATCACTAAAGGTAAAGATCTAACAGGTATGACAAGAACGATTGATCTATCCGAAGTGAAAACTGCTTTACTTGCAGTTGGTCCTGAAAAAGAAGGTGGCTCAAGAATTGAAACTGTTGTAGTAGATGATGAAGCACAAGAGATTTTCGGACTACCTAACCGTTATATTTGGGATGTATATGAGCCTGAAAGTAACGATGAGAATATGACTCTTAAACGTTTAACTACTCTTGCTAAAACAGAACTTAACAAACGTAACCAAGCAGCGATAAGTTATGAAGTATCATCTTTAGACATCCATAAATATTATAACGATGTAACAGTGCATCTAAGAGATACCGTCAGAGTGAAAGATAGAGATTTCAGACCACCTTTATATATAGAGGCAGAAGTTATAGGTATTAAGTACAACTGGTTAGCAGATGAAAGTGAATTTACATTCGGTAATGTTATTGAATACGAAGAAACAAAACTAAGAGAGTTCTTCACTAGAAAACTTGATGAAATCACTAAAAAACTTAATGATAATATTTCCAACGTAAACACAATCGTGAGTGATGTTGTAGCTGGAGAATTAGAATATTACGAACGTAAAATATTTAAAGGTACTGAGCCACCAGAAAATCCACAGAACGATACATTATGGTACGATACTTCAAATCCAAATGTTGCAGTATTACGAAGATATTGGAACGGAAAATGGATAACTCAAACAGCCGATGATGTAGAAAAAATCGGTGGCTTAAGACGTGAACAAGTGATGTATCGAGATTTAAATAATAGTTTCATCAATTTAACTATTCAACATAGTAATTTACAAAATGATGTTTATGATGTATTAAATAGTGAATATCTTGTGGATGATGATTTAAAAGGTAATTTAAACCAAGCATTGTTGGATGTAGATAATGTATATCAAGAAATAAAAACTAGTTTAGATAGTATGGATGAAGATACAGCCAGCATTGGTAAATTAATTGATACACAAACGTTATTTACTACGTATCGCCAAAAATTACAAACATTATATAAATATGTTACTGACGCTAAAATTTCTATTGATAAACGGTTGAAATTACTTCAGTCGCAATATACTGATGAGAAATTTAATGAAGCTATGGATAAAATCGCTGAAACGTTGCCTAATGGTCGTTGGGATAGCGAAAATCAACAATTGTATGCAGATATACCTAATAAGGAAGAGTTAAGTAATTTAAAGCAAATACTGCAAGATTATTACGACGGTAATATAAAAGAATTAGAAGGACGTTTGAATAACAGTGTAGATAGCAAAGTGAAAGTAGCAAAAGATGAAATAAGCGCGAATGTAAAAAGTGTTGAGAATAAGGTTGATGGAGTACAAACGCGTGTAAACACGACAGAAAGTAACATTTCCGCTTTAAAAGGTCAAATTAGTTTAATGGCTAAAAGTGATGATGTAGCACAAAAATTAAGAGATGTTGACGGACGCTTAACACCTTTAGAAACGACTGTTAAATCAAATAAAGCAACACTTGATTTATTACCAGATCAAATCAATTCAAAAGTGTCTAAACAAGATTACACAACAGATCAAAACAATTTAGTCACACGTCTTAATAATGCAGACAGCGAACGCAAACAGTTATCTAATTCAATTAGTGATAAAGTGAGTTTAAAAGAGTACGAAAATGGTTTAGACCTAGTTAAATCTACAAACCGAAATTATTTACAATCATATTATTCTCCGCATCAAAATATTGTAAATGGTGTAACTAATGGGGCTTATAGCGTTACATTAAATGCTAACAGAACACTTAATTTTTATTTTTATGACAGAGGTAATGGTACTAATCCTACACTTGAAGAAAATACAGATTATATTTTAAAAATACACGAATCAGACCAAAATGTAAGAATGGGAGTATTTTATAACAAAGGTTCTAATACGATTGTAGGATATACAACTGATAACGTTATTCGATTTAACACAAAGACTTATCAAGATATAAGAATTGTATTGATACCTAACGTTGATAACCATTTTATTGGGAAAGTGAGCTTATATAAAGGGACAAAAGAACTTGATTGGTCGCCAGCACCAGAAGATATAGAATTATTAGGTTTAACCGCTGAAAATAATGCTAAATCGTATATAGATGACTATAAAAATGAAAACGAAACAAAACTGAAACTCATGAACACTGAAATAAATCAAAACGGTAAAGAAATTCAGTTGAAAGCTAGTCAACAAGATTTCAACGCTAGTCGTAAAACATTATCTCAAGTTATTTCAGAAATATCGGCCACAACTAAGGGAATAAATTTAAGTTACGATGAAAACGGTAATATTCAATCATACACAATGGATAGAAATGGTATTCAACTTAGAGGCGATAAAGTAGATATTACAGTCAATAAAGACTTCAACGTTATGGCAAGTAGAGTTGATAATAAAGTTGGTAAGAACGAAATTATCAACCGTTTAAATTTAAGTCCCGAAGGCTTAGATATTGACGTAAATAAAGTTGGTATTCGTGGTGGGGATAGCAGAACATATTTAAAACTTAGCCAAGACACAATAGAGTTGGCAGGGACATTTGTCAGAACATGGCGTGGCGATACTCAAAAAGATAATGTATTTATGCGAGCGCAAGGCGGTTTGCTACGTTTTAGAAACAACACAAGAAATAGATCACTTTATTATTCAGATTTTGGCATTTCAACTTATGTTGATGGCAATAATGAAGAAGCGTCAGGAACATTGCAATTTTTTGACTATACTTATTCAACAGCGCGTGGCGTTACTTTAAATAGTTCAAATGGCGTTGCTGCTGTAACTTCGGATAATAACCGTGTTATTTTAGACGCTAAATATACTGTAAACGTCGAAAGTTCTACAAGTTCTGTATATATAAGACCGTTCAAAGAAAGTCGCGTTGGTGTAAATGAATTTAGATTTTGGACTAAATTAGCTGATACAGAAAATGAAACAGACGGCGTGTTGTCATATGGTGCAGTTACAGAATTACCGGACGGAACATTGCCAGGTAGTAGCATGGGCGCTAGTTTGCGATTTGAAAAAAACCCTAGAGGCTCAAACACAGTATATGCTACGAATGTAAACGGCGATATAGGCACAGGCGATTTTTATGGTAACAGACTATTTGGAGACTGGACTACAAAAAACACAAATTTATATGCTCAAGTATTAAGCGAACTTAGAGTTACTGATTTATATGGTTATAATGGTGGCAACCCTAATTATAAAAATTTAAGAGTAAACGCTATAAACACAACTAGCAGTTATGCGTTTTCAAACCATAGTGGCGCTGATACTTATTTTGGAGTCGGTGGTGGAGAACTTATAATTACAAATAATAACCATTACAACGGTGGAGACACTAAATATAGAAACATTCGTTTTGGTAAATGGTACGCAATGTCATCTGAAAAGTATAAATATGATATTAAAGAATGGGATTACAGTGTATTAGACGCATTTAGAAATGACTTACAGCTATATTCCTATAAATATAAATCAGAAAAAGATAGCAAGTATATACGCAATCATCATGGTGTCATTATTGAACGTGAGTTACCTATCGAATGGCGACATGGAGATGGTTTTGACGGAAACGAAGTTATGTTTTGGAACACAAAAGCAATACAAGAATTAACCGCTATTGTAGATAAACAAAGCAAACAAATACAAAAATTGGAGGAACAATTAAATGAACAATCAATTACAAGCTAATCCAAGTTATGTTATCGAGGAGTTAGTTACTCAAAACGCTAAACTTTCACAAGAAAATGCAATATTACGTGCAATCATTAGAGAATATCAAGAACAACAAAATACAGATACTGAAAGTGCTGAAGAAGAGTAATCTTTAGCACTATTTTTATACCAAATTTTAGGAGGAAATTATCATGGCAAATGAAATCGTAAAAAACACAGAAAGTTATATCTTAGTACAAGTGAATGAAAAAGGAGAAGAAGCTGTTTTAGATAATGACTTCAGAGGTCAATTCTATCCAACTAGTAATGTGAATATCGCAACTAAATTTGATGATTTAAATAAAGTTAAAGCACTTGCTCAACGTTTAAATAGTCTAAATGAATTAAATTATGAGTTTGGTATTATTGCTGAAAAAATGACAGTCAAACCAGTAAAGCTAACAACTTTATTAGAGTACGTGGAAGAAACAACTGAAACTGACGCAGAATAGAGGTGCAAAAATGGAGGATAATCGAGGATGCGACTATGAAACAAGAATAAAAAGACTTGAAGATAATGACGAAAGGATCTTCGCATCTTTGGAGCAAATAAAAGATGGTCAACACAACCAAGAACTAATCAACCAAAAAATGAATTTCACTCTAGACAGTATAAATAGAGAACGAGAAATTGATAAAGAAAGTAAAAGAGAAAATCGTAAAAACATCAAAGAGATGAAACGTTTAATGTTAGGTATGGTTTTTTCAGTAGCAGGTTCTATTATTTTTGCCATTATCAGAATGATATTCGGCATATAAGGAGGCGATTGATATGTTTAAACTATTTGCAAAAGCTAGTTTCTGGACTTGTTATTGGTTTGGTAAATGTAAATAAAATTAATTTAAGTCGGCGCTTTTATGTGTCGACTTTTTATTTTAACTAAAAGGAGTGTATACATGAAAACAGATGTAGGTTCAATCGTTAGAACAATAGTATTTATTTTAGCTTGGGTTAACCAATTTTTAGCTACGAAACATATATCCCCTATTCCAGTAGACGAAGTGACTATCAGTTCTATTATTACTGGTGCAGTTTCCTTGTGGGCTTGGTGGAAGAACAATAATTTTTCTCATGCAGCACAAAAAGGTCAACAAAAAATACATGAAGTCAAAGCAGGTACAGACTCAACGGGGGCTGCACCTCAAATGAATGGAGATGATTTCTAATGGTATCTGTTAGAACATATAAACAAGCTATAAGTTATCTAAAAAGTTTAGAGGGGAAAGCAGTAAATCCTGATCAAGCTTATGGATATCAATGTTTTGATGTAGCAAATCAATATTGGTTATACCTATTCGGTCATACTTTAAAAGGTGTAGGTGCAGCAGATATACCTACATGGAATAATTTTACAGGTGAAGCTACGGTATATGAGAATACGCTTACCTTCCAAGCGAAACCAGGTGATTTGGTAATTTTTAACCGTAATTACGGGCAAGGTTATGGCCATGTTGCTATTGTTTTATCGGCTACTTTAAATTCTATAACTGTACTGGAACAGAATTGGTTGGGTGGCGCTTATTGGACACCACCAGAAGTGACGACACGACGCACACATGGTTACGATTTCCCTATGTGGTTTATTAGACCATTCTATGCTAAAGCAACGACTAAAAACAAAATTAAAAGCAAAACTAAGCCGGTTAAGAAAGTGAAAGCTAAGAAAGGCAAGAAAATATTACTTGTGGCAGGTCATGGTAAAGGTGCTTATTCAAACGATCCGGGTGCAGTAGCAAATGGATATAATGAACGTGATTTCAATCGTAAAAACATCATACCAAGAGTTAAAAAGTATCTTGAAAGTGTAGGTAATACAGTTGTTTTATATGGTGGCAAATCAATGAACCAAGACTTGTATCAAGATACGCTATATGGACAACGTGTAGGTAACTATTCAGATTACGGTTTATATTGGGTTAAAAAGAACGTGAAACCTGATGTGATTGTAGAATTCCACTTAGATGCTGCTAGTCCACAAGCAAGTGGCGGACATGTCATTGTAAGCGACAGATATCCTGCAGACGATATAGACAAAGCGTTATCTAGCGCTCTAGGTAAGACAGTTGGCAAAATTAGAGGCGTGACACCTAGAAACGATTTATTAAATGCTAACGTTACTGGACAACTCAATTTAAATTATAGATTAATCGAGTTAGGTTTTATAACTAGTAAAAAGGATATGGACTATATCACTACACACCTAGATAGTTTTACTAAACGTATTGCAGAGGCTATCAATGGTAGGCAAATCAATGCGCCTAAGAGCAAACCGTCTAAAATAAAAACAACGTGGAATTGGGCTGGTAAGTTTACTGCCAATAGTACAATTAAAGTACGCAAGTCACCCGGACTTAAAGGCACTGTGGTTGAAAGTGGCTCATGGTTATACAATGGAGATTACGTTCCGTTTGACCAAGTAATCAAGAAGGATGGATACTGGTGGGTTAGATTTAGATATGTTCAACCCGGTTCAAGCAAAAAAGATTTCTACTGCGCTGTTTGTAAAATTACAGACAAACAACAAAAAATAAAAAAAGAGAAATATTGGGGTAAAATAGATTGGAAATGATATAATCAAATTACCACGACATTACACAAGGGTAGTCCTAGTGACTGCCCTATTTTTTTATGCTATAATTAAATAGAAATAGCGGTACACATCTGCGGAGTGTACTTGAGGTTAACTGTTGCGACGGTTGCCTTATTTTTTTATTTTGCCATAGTTTACTTTTAGCAAGAAAAAGGGTATATTATTTAAGAAATGAAGGGAGGTAATATTATGGAACTAAATTTACAACCTGATAAATCACATGTTATAGCACAAAATTTAATATCAAAATACCAAGAAATTACCGGTAACAGTATAGTAGGTGATGAGATGAAGGTACAAAAATTAATGTACTATATTCAAAAAACCTCAATTGCGTTAACCGGAGATACTATAATCGATGAAGAATTTGAAGGTTGGGTACATGGTCCAGTTTTACCGTCCTTAAGAGGTTTGTTCGACTATTTTGTGGAAGATATTACCTCTAAAAATAAAATTGACGATACCGAAGAATTTATAATTGAAAATGCTATTTATCAATACGGTAAATATGCAACATGGGCCCTTAGAGAAAAATCTCATAATGAAATTTCGTGGATTAATAGTCGTAAAGGTTTAAGTTCTAACGAACGAGGACATAATAAACTTTCAATTGAAGATATTAAAGAAGATGCAAAAAAGGTTAGGTTATACGACTTCGAATATGATATGTATCTAGATGAATTTGAAGACTTAGATGAGGAGGAATTTATTAGTGTTTACTAATTCTCCTCATGATTATATAGGTAAAATTGTTAAAATCAGGTTACCTTATTATGATACAAAAAAATCAAAAATATCTTTTAAGGTTAGGCCGGGTTTAATAATAGGTTGTGAGAAAAATCAATTTCCATGTGATTTTACTTATTTGCCGGTCTCGAAAATCAATGATCAAACTAAAAGACATTTCACTTACGATTTAGAAATAGGTAAAGAAAACTGTAACTTGTTAAGTCTGAATCACATACCTTCATTTATTAGATGTCACAAAGTAGGTACTATATACTGTAATAATGTTCATAGAGATGAAATTAGTGATTTGAATGATTTAAACCCGCAACTTTTTAATGAAGTTAAATCTATTTTTAAAAAATTTACGAATGATTTATTTTAACCGTACCAATTAAGGTACGGTTATTTTTTTATGTTATAATTAACTCACAAGGGTTTCACACCCAGTTAAAAACTTAATGATCTTTTGGAACAACTCACTTGAGCATGTTCCCTTCTAAGCTACCTAACATGTCACTGGGTGGCTTTTATGCTATAATAAAGATACCCAGTTTGTGATAATTAAAATAATTATCAGATTTATAAGAGGCAACACTATATTCTAACCACGTTCTTATGAGCGTGGTTTTTTTATGTTCGCTATTATGTTCGGTCTATTCCTTTTTAAATAAGTTGTTTATTATATATTTAATTATGTTAAATATATTAAAAGGAGAATAAGAAAATGGTTAACATTGCATGGGTAGTTCCTTCTCTTGGTGTGTTTAATAATTCCCAAGGAGATTTAGTAATTGATAAACCTTTATCCTTTATTGATTTAGAAGCTTTGCCAAATAACTTTTCTTTTAATGTATCTTTTGGGATAATTAATTTAGAAGAACATAGACAGTATAAATTGAATTTCCAAATTATAGATCCAGAGCAAAAAATAATTTTTGATATCAACGTTGAAATTGATCATCAAAGATTAATTGAAGATAATCCAGACAAAAAATTTAATAATGTGTTTGAATCAAATGCAAATTTCAATAATTTTAAATTCCAAAAAGAAGGGATTTATACTATCAAATTGTCTATAGATGATGCCGAAGCTCAATCTAATTTTAATGTGAATTTGGTGTCTTAATCATGGGTAATAAAAAAGTTAGCAGACCGAAACAATTTAAATTGCAACATAAGGAAGAAAGAACAGTTATTGATTCAAAACAACTGAAAAAGGCAAGTGGTAGTTACGAATTTAACCCAAATTCAAATTCTACTTATGAAGAGGTGTATAAAATGTCTGAATATATTGAGAGAAAAGAATTTGAACAATTTGAAAAAAGGATAGACGATAGATTTAAAAGTTTAGAATCTAAGATAGATGACATACCAAACAGATTGAGCGATAAATTGCAATTAGCATTGAATGAACAAATGGAGAGTTTCAGAAAAGAACGTAAAGAGGATAAAAAGTCCATAATTACTTGGACGCTTTCTGGGACTAGTTTAATAGTTGCAATAGCAGGACTTCTAGCAAAATTATTTATTTAACCGTATCTTAATAGGTACGGTTATTTTTTTATGCGTAAAAATAGAACAAAACCCGTCGAATTCGACGGGGTATATTTGTGTCAAAAGTGTCAAGCGCGTGTCAAAATAGTTCCATTTTATTCTGTTTTGTTCTAATGAAAATGTGCGATGAATGCTATATATAAGCCTTTTTCATGCTTATTCTAAAATTAAAATTATCCCGCCGTCTCCATACGACAAGCCTTATACAAAGGGCTTTCAAGCTAGCAAGTGTCAATAATGTGTCAAGAAAATAATTCTCTGACACGTTGACCTTGCTCTTTTTTATGTTCTTCTAGTAAATGTGAATAGGTTTCTAACGTAATAGAAATTGACGCGTGACCTAGTCGTTTACTTATATATTCAATTGGCAAGCCTTTGGATAATAAATAAGATGTGTGCGTGTGTCTTAACGAATAAGGGGTTATATTATCATTTTCTAAACCCACTTGTTTTTTAGTGTGATTAAACGATTTTTTTATAGCATTGTGACTTAATTTGAAAAGTTTACCGTCAATTCGTCGTGGTAATTTAGTTAGTTTTGAATTTATCAGTAGAACATCTTTAGTCGATACTTCTACATCACGTTTGCTATTTTTGGTTTTGGTTCCTGGCAAATGGATTATACCGTCACTTTTGTTCAAATCTTTATATGTCATATTGATTAAATCACTATATCTTGCACCAGTAATCGCAAGTAGATATAAAAATATATAACTTTGTTCATCTCTACTTTTAAAATAATCTAACATCGCTAAATAATGCGTGATACTCATATATTTGTATCGCTCATCTTTAGCTTTAACTGTACCGTTTATAGCTATGTTATATGTTGGGTCTTTTTTGATATGACCGTCATACACTGCATCTTTTAAACACTGACTTAAACAACCATTTACTTTACGCACCGTTTCATCTGCGTGTCCGTCCCCAAACTTATTTAGAAATTTTTGGTATTCTGATCGTGTAATGTTTTTAAGTAACATATTCTTACCAAAGTATTCATTAAACAATCTTAAAGAACGCTCATACCAATAATATTGCATAGGCGATACTTTCTTTTTATTCTTAATGATTAACCACTCATTATAGTAATCTTCAAATTTTTTATTATCTTCAAATTTGCTACCATCTTCTAAATCTCTGATTAAACGTTGTGCTGCATTTGTTGCTTCTGCTTTCGTTTTAAATCCAGATTTACGCTTTTTACCAGATTTAAAACTAGGATGTTTTACATCATACTGCCAGCTTGTTGAGTTCTTATTTTTACGTTTTGTTACTGTAAAAGATGCCATTTCACTCATCCCTCCTAAAAAAGGTAAAAAAATAATAAGGGTACGTGGGAGGTACCCGGAAAAATTATAACGATTTAAGCAACCTATTTAGAACATATAATTTCTCTAAATCGTATTGGGTTATACCTATTACTTCGAATAGATTATACTTACAATATTTTTCAATTTCTTTATATAAAATGTTTAACTCTTCAATGAATTTTTTTCGAATTCCAGCTGGTTTGGTGAAGATCATAATAGAAATAATTAATGAATACAGGTCGTTTTTTCCAATCCCTTTTTTATATTTTGCTTTATCTATAAAATCATATTCAAGTAACGAATTTACAAAAGATAATGATAAATGAGCAGTATCTTCATTGGATTTAAACGAATAAAACCTTTGTCCATGTGCAATGACATTTCTGTATTGTCTAAGGATTTCTAATATTGGAATAGCAACCTCTTTTAATGAATCATCAGTTTCCAAACCACATACTTTTGAAGCGACCGATTGTTTATCTTTAGGCTTTAAAATTGAAAACCATTTAATCGTTTCTCCAAAATTAAGGGGGATTATTAATATCCACGGTGGGATATGATTGTGATTATTTCTATAGTGCTTAATCGAATCATTTTTTAAATAATCTCTATATTTAGATAGGTGTCGTAAATGACCAGATCTAAAACTGTTGTTTCCATCATAGTTTTTAGCATCTAAATATGAATTTCTTATATCATATCCTGTTATTTGCTTACCTTTTTTGTTTGTAAACGTTCTTTTAAGAGTGGGTTCTTGAACACCATAATTTTTAGCTACAGTTGCAGATAAATTAGTTTTTAAAGATTGTTCTATTAGTATTATGTACTTAAAAATTATATTCTTTAAACGAGTGTCGTATTTATAGCACATATAAAAATCATTAAATGTAACATTTTCTTCATATTGCCCATTTGCTTGTTTGAAAAGAGGAGAATATGCGTTTATCAACGAGTAATATGATATTGTTTCTAATTGTTCCAAAGCAAATTTTTTATTTTCTATTCTCACTCCACGATATTCCAATAAAACCAATTGTTCTTCACAGCTTAAATATGGTTTATTATAAACTGAAGTTTCTAGTAATGTTTTTATTGATTCAATGTCTCTCATAAATAATCCTTTCAACGAAAAAAGCCCTCATGCATAGCATGAAGGCTTATCCGAGTCATTTCAAGAATGACCATTTCATACTTGCATTATAAATGTTTTTTCTTAATTAGTCAATTTTAAAGATAAACAAGAGTGAGTGGCTTCCATCCCTCAACCTCCTTTGCTTAATTAATCTTCGTCTTCATCTACTTTACTTTCAATAATTTTAAGCACCTTTCTTACTTTATAAGATGTGATATCTTTAGGTAAAGAATAGGTGAAGTAATTATTCTTATTCGTTTTAACTTCGTAAACAATTTCATTTAATTTTATTTTGCAATTTAAAATTATCAATTATTGTCTCCTTAAAAATAAATGAATTCAACACACCTCATACATCCTATATACTCTCAACGGCTCAAACGTAATAGCGTAATTACCGTAGTGAGTTCCAATACCATATTTATTTTTGTAATGTTCCAGTATCTCTACTATGTACTTTTCACTTAATTGAACATAATCAGCTAGTTCATATAAGCTACTTACACCATAGTTATGCGCCTCCACAATAATACGTAGGGGAAGTGCTGCCTCGTATCCATGACGTCTTGCGTAGCTTTCAAATTTGCGGTTGTTAAACTGAGTTTGGTCAGCAATATCTTCGCAAGTTAATTTATATTGTTAGAATATTGATCGGCGAAATCGTTAGGATTTTTATAAATTTTATATTTATAATCATCTGCATGAGTAATTGCATCCTTAGACCATTTACTTGAGACAACACGGTTCCCATCAACTTTAACACCTATGCTTACAGTATCTGTTTTAACTTCAGATTTTTTAATGCCTACTAAAGTATCACCTAAAATATGTTTAACTTCCTTATCTGTCATGCTAGTACTAATGTTTGAATTTGTTCCTATTAAAATATTGATATTTTTATCATAATATCCAAGAATTTCAATTTTACCTGTATTTAATTCATCTTTAACGCTTCGCTTTATCTTATCCTCATTACTAGTTTTTGTTTTTTTATCATTAGAAGAGGTGTCTTTATATTCAGATTTACTATCATTATTAATAATTTGTTCACTATTATCAGGTGGGTCCGTTACTAATCCTACAATTATTAAGATACCAACTATTACTGTAATTATAATTCTTCCAAAATTAGTCCATTTTTTAAAATACCACATTAAGAATAGGCCTAACGGGAAGAAAAAGATAAGACTTAAAATAACAAACCAGCTACTCTTATACCATTTCAAATGTATGCGCTCCTTTGTTTAAAATAATTTTTGACTTGCTACAACTCTACCAATTATTTTTACTTCATCATTTTTGCCATACACTTGTGGGTAATGGCTAGAATTGTTTGATTCTGGAATTAATATAATTTGGTCGCCATTGTATCTAATACGTTTAACGGTAGCGTTATAACCATTAATCATAACGACACCTAATTGACCGTTTTCAACAACAGAGTCTTTTTCTACCACAACGATATCGCCATCTTGGAAAATCTTATCCATACTATCGCCAGACACTTTTAAACCAAATTCTTCTTTATCTGAATTAAGTTTGTTAGTAGCAAAGTATATGTAATCAATCAAATTTTCTTCACTATATATAGGTAAGCCAGCAGATACTTTTGAAACAACTGGAATCTTTTTGACTGGTAGAGTTTCTAGTTGAGGTTGTTCATGTTTTTGAAATAAATCTGTCGGAGTCACACCGAGAGCCTCACAATAGTTCATTATATCTATCTCGTCTATTCCTCGAGTCCCATTTTCATGAGATGAAATAGTGTTTTGTTTGTATCCAGTCAACTTACTTAGATCATTTTGAGTTAGTTTTTTCTGTTTTCTTAGTTCTTTTATTCTTTTTCCTATCACATTTTTGCTCATTTGTTATCACCCCTTGAGATAAATATAACACATCTATAATAAGGAAACAATAAAAAATATTACAAAATGTGATAAAAAAGGTTTGAAATGTATCACGAAACGTGATATAGTTTATATACAGTCATCGGAGGTGATAATAAATGACGGCGACAGATAAAAAGAAAATGCTTAAAGAAAAATATCTAAAACCTAAAACTAAATTGCGTAAACTTAGATTATCTGAAGAGTTTACCACAGAGTATGTAGCTAATTTGATAGGTTTACAACGTAGGCAGTATGAGCAGAAAGAACAAGGTAAATATCCTTTCAACGATTATGAAATGGAAATCTTAGCTAAAACTTTCGATGTTAGTGTCGAAGATATTTTTTTTAATTATTAATATCACGAAATGTGATATAGGAGGGTTGAAATGAACGAATTACAACTTAGTAATGACTTAACCACAATAGAAACAGAAATCAAGAGTTATCAAAATATTGCTGGTCAGTCCATTTTTGAAATCGGTCGAAGATTGAAACACGTGAAAGAGAATGACTTAGCACATGGAGAGTTTGGAAGTTTTTTGAAATCAGTTGGTTTAACAAAATCACAATCAGATAGATTTGTAAAAATTTATTCTGAACATTCTCAAGGTAAACTTCCCGACGTCGGGAACATTGGGATGAGTATAGTATATGAAATTTCTACTCTCCCCGAACCTGAACGCACCAAAGAACACACAACATCAAGTGGGGAAACAAAAACTCCTGATGAGATGACAGTTCGAGAGTTACGTGAATTAAAAAAACAACTCAAGCAACGTGACGAACAAAACGCTCAACTCCAATCACAAGTAGAACAAGCACAACGCTCAGAAGAGATTGCTAAGAAACAACTAGAAGATGCAGAGAGTAGAGAGCCAGAAGTGATTGAGAAGTATATGGAGCCTGAGGACTATCAAGAAACTAAAAATGCGCTCGCTCAATCAAGACACCAACAAAAACTGATTGAACAACGTAATCAGAAGTTAGAAAAAGAAATCAAAGAAATGGAACAACGCAGAGATGAAGTGAGTGAGAAGTCGCAGAAATATGATGAATTAAATAAAGCGTTAGGCGATATGAATAGAAAGTTAGATGACGGACAACGTAGATTAAAGGCCCAAAAAGAAGTGTACGACCTTGTTAAAAAAGGTGAGGCACTTATCAAAGAAATAGCACCAATGACTTACTTCATTCATGATGAATACATTTTAAGTAACGAATATGCAATTAAACCAATCAAGAAAATTGCAGATGATTTATTAGATTTATCTCAAAAACTAAACAAACAAATATCAAAAGGAGATGTAATCGATGTCTAAAAATTTAATCGATATCAGTAGACGACAAGCAGACCAATTAGTACAGCAAGCAGAATTTAGCAGAGAACTTTTTATCAAAATGGAAGAGCACGATAAAAAAATGAAAGAACAAGATGAAAAAATGAATGAGTTTGAAAGCAAAATGATTGATACGGAAAACAGACTCAATAAACGTATGGAAGAAAACGAAAAAAACAATGTGCTAACTCGTGGTGAAGGGCAATATATCAAATCAAAGGTAGCTGAACGCTCATATTATTTAACTAACCAATTCTTCACAGAGCGTGTATCTAAAGAGCTTTACCATAAAAAACGTTGTCACTTTGTTCAAGGGATATATTCGACGCTTAATAGACATTTTAATTCAATCACTTACACAACAATTAGACATATAGACTTCGAGAGAGCAATGGAATTTATAGGAAATTTAGAATTAGTGAATATGCCTCAACACTTTTTAAGACTTACAGATCATCAAATTGATGTTGCTGAAAGACATGGAGACTTTGAAGTCTTAAAAAGACTCGCTTAACCCACAATCGAACGAACAACTTAAAGGAGGAAACCACATGCAAGAGCAAAACAAAAAATCTCGATGTAGCGACGACCACATCAAGATTACTGGTTGGGAAATAGTTGATATTAATAGAAAACTAAACTTCTTTAATTACTTAATAATAATTTTAATAGTGCTAGAAGTGTTCCAAATACTCCTGTTATAGAAGGGATTAAGACTTTAAAAGTCGTTTTCCAGAAAGCTTTTCTACCATCGGTGGTTATAAATCTTTTAGTTGTTGTTCCACGTAGAGGAAAACCATTAACGTAGAAAGTTTCACCAGGTTCAGAGTCAATATAATTCTTATCTAACATTTCACGAAGATTTTTATCTTCAAATTCTATATTTACTGAACCTTTTATATAAGCAACTAAAAGCTTCCAATATATACCAGGTGTCATATCAATCACCTCCAAAGGTGATTATACCAAATATCGAACAAACAACTTAAAGGAGGAAATCAAATGCAGGAACAAAATAAAAAACCTCAAACTACTCATGGCAGTGAGCAGAGTGAGGTGAATGTTAAAAATAATTTAGTTACTTTTTAAAGTTCGGATAATAAGTTGATAAAAAACTAATTAAACACACTATAGCAAGGATTAATGAGTTTTGAATGTGTAGGTCGTTATCGTTTATATAATTAGTTGCAAAGTTTCCAATATCAGTACTTGCACCAATACTACTCGACCATCGCACTACTGTTTTGAAAGGATGTGGATAATCATTTTTGAAAGCATCGATAAATTTATTGTATTTATTATCAGCATTCTGATTATTTATTGGATAGGTCGAATTGATGGTTTCAACCAAAGTAGAAATAGCAGTTGGATTGATATAAAAATCTCGAATGGTTTGTTGCGCTTGAGACACTACATCATCGTCAAACCCATAACTATTTTTAAAAGACTTTATAGCTTTTTCAGAAAATAAATTTCTTTGGAAATTATAAGGATTAGATATATTAGGAAAATTCCAATTAAACGATGGTTTCCTAGTTAATGTAATTAATTCTGATAATTTTAAATTTACTACATTTACATTACCCATTCGTAAAAGTTGATTTTTTAATTGCCTATTAATTTCTAAGGTATTAGTTAAGTTTTGATTTGATAGTAATGAAGGTTTCAATGCTGTTCGTTTCGCTGATTCAAGATCGGAAACGGTTTTGTTAATAATTCCTCGAACATTTCTTAGAGGATCAATATACATTATTTTTCACCACCTACCATCGCAGTAGCGATAACCAAATTATACACGAAAGGAGTGTTAATAAATGGAACAAGAATACAAATACTTTTTAGATGTTAAAGGTTTTGTCGAAGTAAGCGGGCTTTCGAAAGATGATTTTGAAAAGAAAGTAGCGTCTAACCAAGAATTCAAAAAATTTATTCGTAAATTCGAAGATAGTCGCAAACGTTACATCAAAGTTAAACCGGCATTGGAGTTTATCGAAAACAATTTAATGAGTAGCGAAACTGATTTATAAGGGGGTGAAGAAATGTCAATCAAAGACAAAACAATTTTGATAACTGGAATGATGTTCAACGTAACATTCTTCTTATCAATGATGATGAGCGTATTCATCACAAACGCAGTAGCTATTGCAATAGTTACATCAGTAGTAACGTATTTATTTTTTAACAAACTATATTACGCACAAAAAAAGACTGATACCCACTCCAATGAGTAACAGTCGGACATTAAGAAATAAACTCAAGATAATCATATAACGGGAGGCACATATATGCAAGAGGTAACTCTATCTTTAAAAGAATATGACAATCTACTCAAAGATAGTGACGATTTAGTGATAGTTAGTTTGCGAAATGATTATTTACAACGTCAATTAAATACTGCAAACGAACATATCAATAACTTGGACGACACAATCAAGCATTACAAAGATTTGTGGCGAAGTGCAGAAAAGAGAGTAGACAGAGCAGACAAGCGATTGGAGGAGTATAGAGATGAACGAATTACAAGAACAAGAATTACAAAACTTTGAGCAAGACGAAAAATTTAAAGTGACTGATTTAGATAGTGCTAACTGGGTGTTTAAAAAACTAGATGCTATAAATACGAAAGAAATTGAAATTATCAACCTTGCACAAAATGAAGTTGATCGTATCACTCAATGGAAAGATAAAGAAGTTGAAAAATTACAAAGCAGTAAAGAATATTTACAAAGTTTAGTAATTGATTATTTTGCAGCAGAAAAACAAAAGGATAGCAAATTTAAACTGAATACACCATATGGCAAAGTGACTGCACGTAAAGGTTCAAAAGTTATCCAAGTAAGCAACGAGAAAAATGTAATCGAACAATTAAAACAAAGAGGCTTTGACAATTACGTTAAAGTTACCGAAAAACTTAATCAAGCAGACATCAAAAAGGACTTTAACGTTACAGATAATGGAACGTTGATTGACGCGAATGGCGAAGTTTTAGACGGTGCTTATATCGTTGAAAAACCGATATCTTACTCAATTAAGGTAGGTGATTAGATGAATAAATCTGAAAGCATTACGGAATTAAACAAAGCATTAGCTAATTTTCATAAAGAATTAAAACAACCTATGAAAGACGCTAATAACCCATTTTTTAAAAGCAAATATGCACCACTCGAGAATGTCGTAGAGGCAATTGATGATGTAGCACCTAAATTCGGTTTGACGTACTCACAATATCCAGTAACAACTGACGACGGTAAAGTCGGAATATCTACGGTGCTATTGCATGAGAGTGGAGAGTTTATCGAATATCCACCAGCAACAACTAAGCCTGATAAAAACACACCACAAGGCGTAGGCTCAGCATTAACTTATATGCGTAGATACTCACTAAGTGCAGTATTTGGTATCACGAGCGATCAAGATGATGACGGTAACGAGGCTAGCGGAAACACAAAAGCTAAACAAACTAGCAATAAAAACGTACAAATGGCTAGTGCACAAACAATCGGAACACTAAAAAAAGAAGTGATTGAATTTACAAATTTAATCAAAGGGACAGAAAAAGAAGCCCCACAATATATCGTTGAACAAAAGTTTGGCATCAACAATTACAACTTAACAGAAAATAAAGCAGTACAAATAATAAACAATATTCAAAACAACGCAAAATCAATTACTGGAGGCAATAAATAATGATAAACAGAGTAGTTTTAGTAGGCAGATTAACCAAAAACCCAGAATTCAGAACAACATCAAACGACGTGAACGTAGCAACTTTTACGCTTGCAGTAAATAGAACGTTTACTAATGCCAACGGAGAACGTGAGGCTGATTTCATCAATGTAGTTGTGTTCAGAAGACAAGCAGAGAACGTAAATAACTATTTGAGCAAAGGACAGTTAGCTGGTGTAGACGGTCGTATTCAATCACGTAGCTATGAAAACCAAGAGGGCAAACGCGTATATGTAACAGAAGTTGTGGCTGACAGCGTTCAATTTATGGATAGCAAAGGTAGTAACCAACAAAACAACCAACCTCAACAACAAAGAGGACAAGCACCAGCCGGCAATAATCCATTTGATAATGGTACAGACATCGATAACTCAGATTTGCCTTTCTAGGACTGATATAGATGCCAAAAATTAAAAATTACATCATTCAAGACGACGGTACAACTACCGTTGTCATTGAGGGTGTAGAACTAGATAACAAGACTTCACTCTTACTCGATAACGGTTTTGATGTAGAAGTCGATGTCATTCCAGTTGATCCATTCAGAATAACGAATAAGCAACGCAAGAAGATATTCGCACTCGTCAAAGATATAGAAGTCCATACAGGTATGCCAATGGACTACATGCGCCATATGTTTATCGAATATGTAAGAACGTATTACGGATATGATGAACGCATTTCATTAAGTAACTGCACACGTACACAAGCTAGTCAGATTATCGAAGTGACAATCGATTGGGTATTTGCTAACGGAATAATACTCGCTTACAAAACAAGTGATTTATTAAAAGGCGATAAGTCGTTACTTTACTGGGCCACAGTTAATCGAAACTGTGTTCTATGTGGTAAGAGTGGTGCTGACCTTGCACATCGCTACGCAATAGGTCGTGGTGCTAACCGTAAGAAGATGCAGCATTACGATTATGAAGTATTAGCTTTATGCCGAGAACATCATTCCGAACAGCACAACATAGGCGTTAAGTCTTTTGATGAGAAATATATCTTACAGGATAGCTGGATCAAAGTAGATGACAGACTAAACAAAATGCTGAAAGGAGTAAAACAATGAAATCAAGAATGATCACGTATGAAGATAGAATGCACATTGCTCGTAGAATTAACACGCTAAGACTTGATGCTGAACTATCACAAATTGAATTCGGAAAACGTTTAGGTGTAGGGAGATTAGCTGTGTGTCGTTGGGAAAATAGAGCGCAGTTACCACCAATGAAAACAATTAGAAGAATGGCAGAGGAATTCAACACTACGCCTGAATGGATATTGTACGGGGAGTGAGAAAAATGGTTAAATCAATATTTTTACAAGATGGCGAAGAAATATTCGTAGATGATGAAGATTACGAAAGAGTAAATCAATATACCTGGTGGAAAAATACTCCTGGAAATAATACGAAATTTATATATGGGAAAGTCAATGGGAAAGATATAACACTTTTAAACTTCATAAAAAATGGATCACATCAAAAGGTAAAAAATAATTATTTCACTCGAGATAATTTAAGTGATAAAGGAAATCATGCAAGATGGGGGCGTCCTGTTGGGAAAGTTAGCAAATATAAAGGTGTTGGATACAACAAAAGAAGAAAAAAATGGATAGCTTCTATATATGTTGATGGTAAACTCCTTTATTTAGGTCAGTATGATAACGAAGATACTGCTGCGAAATCATACAACAATGCGGTTGATGAATATTTTGATGGACACGGCTTTAAGAACAAAATTGGTATAGATAATCGTTTTAAAAAAGAATTTTATTCCTCACCTGAATTTCAAAACAACAAAAGAGTCGGGAGATTCGGCTATAGAGGGGTAACGAACTCGAATGGATACATTACTGCTCATAAACATATTAACGGTAAACACTATATTTTTGCATACACGAAGGATAAAGATAAAGCAGCACTAATATATAACAAATGCGTATTTTATCTTTATGGAGAAGATGCAATTCTAAACGATGTACCTATGACAGATGAACTCAAAGAATTTATATCTAACTGGGAGATACCAGACAAAATCAAAGCACTGAAAGAAGGTGCTAAGAATGAATGAACAACCTAGTTACTACTCAATAATTACAGCAAACGTAAGATATGATAATCGGTTAACTGATAGTGAAAAATTATTGTTTGCAGAAATCACATCTTTAAGTAATAAGTTCGGTTATTGTACAGCTACCAACAGCTACTTTGCAAAGTTATACGAAGTTGTAAAAGAAACTATCTCTAGAAGAATATCGAACCTTACTAAGTACGGATATTTAAAGATAGAAACAGTTAAAGATGGAAAACAAATCAAACAAAGAAAGATGTACCCATTGACGCAATCATCAATACCTATTGACGTAAAAATCAATACCCCTATTGATAATTCTGTCAATACCCCTATTGACGCAAATGTCAAAGAGAATAATACAAGTATTAATAATACAAGTATAAATAATATAAATAGAACAGATAATAGCGCAACTGACGTTACGCGTGAACGTTTTGAGGAATGGTGGAAACTTTACGATAAAAAGTTAGATAAGAAAAAGGCATTCAGTTTATTCCAATCAGCGCTTAAGGAACATGAATTTGAAACTATCATGAACGGTACTAAAGAATATCTAAAAACTATTACCGATAAACAATACCAAAAATATCCTAAAACATTTTTATCTCAAGAAAGTTATTTAAATGACTTTAGCAAAGAACTACAACCTAGTGGCATGGATCAACTAAATAGAATGAAGTATGACGAAAGTTATTGGGACTAGGAGTGATAAGACATGCAATCGTTAGGAAGTTTAGCAAGAAATATCAAGCCTAACCAAAACATTGTAGAAGAAGAACATAATCTTAAATGTGAAAGATGTGGCAACATCTATGACTATTACAAATTCAGTAACGGACAAGAGTTCAGACATGGTTGTGACTGTTCAATGATACAAGCTGGTAAAGAGGCTGAACAACAGAGAAAGCAAAAGTATCTCAATCGTATTTTTAATCAATCAAACGTTAATGCTTCTTTACGTGATGCAACAGTTAATAGCTACCAACCACAAAACGAATATCAAATACAAGCGAAGAATACAGCTATTGAGTACGTTAAAACATTCTCGCTAGATAAACCTAAGTCATTAATCTTACAAGGCTCATATGGTACTGGAAAAAGTCATATAGCGTATGCCATAGCTAAAGCAATTAAAAACGAAGGATATTCGGTGGCTTTTATGCACATTCCAATGTTAATGGAACGCATTAAAGCAACATATAATCGTAATGCTAGTGAAACGACAGATGAACTTGTACAGCTATTAAGCAGCATAGATTTACTTGTACTTGATGATGTAGGTGTAGAAAATACTGAACACACATTAAATAAACTATTTTCAATTGTAGATAACAGAGTAGGTAAGAACAACATCTTTACTACTAACTTTAGCGATAAAGAATTAAATCAAAACATGAACTGGCAACGGATCAATTCACGTATGAAACAAAATGCAAGAACGGTTCGAGTGCTGGGAGATGATTTCAGAGGACGTGACGCATGGTGACGGTAGACAATATTAAGCAAATACTTGAGTGTTCAGATATGTACGCTAAGAAATTAATTAGATGGGCAAACGGGGACGAAAAAGCATTAGTTGACCTAATCAATCAGAAGTTAGAAGAACGTTACGAAAGGGAGGCTGTGGTTGAATATGGGGCTTAGAGAAAATCAACCTAATGCTTATGACCTGTTTGAAAATGACGGTTGGAAAATGTTGAGAGTGCTACCTAGAGACGATGGCACTTTCAACTTAACCAACTTAGGTGGAATGGCTGATAAACATTTTAAGCAGTATGTGACAAAAGAAGAATTAGCGAAGATGAAACGGAAACATAAATTATTTAGAAAAGAAGAATTACAACAGCAAACAACAATAGATGAATTCTTGTTCTAGGAGTGACAACGTGCAGATAGAAATTAACTTTAACGAAACGTATGAGGCACCTATTGGCTCGCCTCGTCCACGTTTCAGAAATACAGGTAGATTTGTTCAAACATACATGCCAGCGTCATATACGGCGCATAAGAAGTTTATACAGAGTCAGTTACCTAAAAAGATGTTGAATACACAACTTAAAGTGTCGCTTTACTTTTATTTTAAACCACCTAAGAGTTGGTCAAAAAATCAGAAACTAATAGCGATAGGTCAGTACAAACGTACTAAGCCAGATATAGATAACTTAATCAAAACTGTGCTAGATGCAGCGAACGATCATCTATGGAAAGACGATAACCAAATCGTTGAAATACACAGTTTTAAGCAATATGCAGAGGAACCGAAAATTATTTTAGAAGTGGAGGAAGTGTAATGCAAGAAGAAACACTAAAACTCACATTCGATTTAACCGTCGAAGTAGAACAACCTATTTGGATAAACAAACATGCAGATAGAGAAAACTATATCGAACATTACTCTAATAGATATAAAAATGACCCTGACGACTTACTGGATAATATCAAAAACATTACTGACGTTAGTGTCAGTTATGCAGATTGGAAGTGACACTATGATAAAAGTGAATTTAAACGGTAAACGTTACAGATTATGTGATGTGTATAAATATTTTGATGTATCTGATAGTACGGTTCGTAAGAGATATAAAGAAGGCTTACGTGGTCCAGAATTAATACATGGCAAGGGAGTATATGAATATGGTGCAGACGTACGAAAGAAATGAAAAGCAATTAACAGCTAAGCAGTTGTATGAGATACAGCAAGCAGAAATTAGGCACGAAAGAGCGTTGAAACGTAAACGTAGAGAAGAACGTATTGCTAGGGCTAAACGTGCAGAACGTGAGGTTGCTAAGCATAGAGTGAACACTAGATACTTTAAAAATCTAGTACAAAACAATCTTATGGTTAAAGTCAAAACAGATCAATACGGCAATGTGCAGAGGGGGTAGCGGAATGGAAAATGTAAGAATAATTGATTTGAAAGTAGATAATATTGTTCAGTTCCAAGCACCATTTAAAGGTATTACTGCTATGCAAACGGCCATAGTCAATCGTGTGTATGCAAAAGAAAAAGGTTTAAAAACAGTTTGGTACGCAGAGGTTGAGAATGCAGGTGGTTATAAATTCACACTTACTGATAATGATGACTTTGTGAGAGTAAACGAGCCATTCACACGTAAAGTGGATATGAAGGAAGGACAAGACATGGTACACGAACCACCTCATTATCAGTTCGGTAAATTTTCGGCAAGAATGATTATCGAATTAGTAGGTAAGACGTACAAATCGGCGTCAGTATTTTATCACGTAGGGAATGCACTCAAATACTTAATGAGAGCGCCTAGAAAGAATG